TCAAAACCGCAAAGTATGACGTTGTGGTTGATGATTTTATGGACACAGCCAATACGGAGCAAGAAACTTTTGCATTGCTGCTTCAATATCTTCCTCAGCTTGCGCCCCTTGGGCCATTCTGGATGAAGACCATGATTCAGCTCTCCGAGTTGAGAGCCGATAAGAAGAAGACTCTCCTCGATAAGCTGGACGAGCATAGTGCACCACCGCCAGCCGATCCGAAGATTTCTGTCAACGTGGATATTGCTAAGGTGTCACCGGAAGAGAAGGCTTTTTACTATGTGAAGATGGGCAGTCCAGAAACTGCGAAAGCGGTTATGGAAGCTGGTAGATTGCCGGAACCGGAACTGCAAGCTCAGACCGAGATCCAGAAGGAAATGATTAAGAAGTCTCCCGAGGCGCAGGACCAATCTAAGGTCGAAGCCGAGCGGGTTAAGCAGGACACCGAGCGAGTGAAGCAGCAGGGCAACCGCGAGAAGGCTAACATGGACGTGCAGATTGCCCGTGAGAAGATGCAGATTGAACAACAAAAGCATCAGCTCTCAATGCAGAAGGGTCAACAGGACATTCAAAAAGAAGTGATTAAAGCGGCGGCTCCAAAAGCGCCGGCTGGTGAGAAGAAGGAAAAATCATGACCGTTATTGCACTTACAGTTTGGCTGGCCTTAGAGGTTTTGCATGTTGAGCAGAGGCATTTTAAAGATACGGCCTCGTGTGTGGAATACGGACAAGAGAAGGTTGCCTCTTTACAGATTGATCCGAAGACCGATCATATTTTGTTCGGTGCGTGTATTACATCTAGGGCGGAACAGGTACGCGCTTTGTAGTTGACATCGACCCCTTACAGTCAGTGTGTCTGACCTTACTAGGGGTGGTTCTGTCTGAATTAGATGCTCCAAATGTTTACATTCTTTCAAGCTTAGTGATTTTTGCAAACGTGTACGATTGGGCGAAGAGGAAATAAGTTATGTGGCAGGCGTTAATAGGTCCCGTCGCCGGACTGCTCGATACAGTTCTTAAGCGGGTGTTGCCTCCAGAGAAGATGAGCGAGGCAGAGCGGGCTCACTTAGAGTCCGAGCTTAAGCTTGCTGTCATGCAGTTCGATTGGCAGTCGGTGCTGGGACAGCTTGAGATCAACAAGGAAGAAGCCAAACACTCAAGCATCTTTGTGGCTGGCTGGCGCCCAGCTTGCGGTTGGGTTGGAGCCACCGGGCTTTCTTACCATTTTGTGATTCAACCCCTCGTGGTTTTTCTCATTACGATGTTCGAATGGGAAGTTCCACCTCTGCCCGTGTTCGATATGGACACCTTGACAACGCTTTTGTTTGGAATGCTCGGGCTTGGCGGACTTCGGACCTTTGAAAAGTTTAAGGGGGTGAATTCGTGAGCAGAGAATTTAGAGCGGACTTCGACAAGATTCGAGATCCACAGACTATCACCCAAGAGAACATCAAAATGTTCAAGGAGCAAGGGCTTGATATTCACCACCATGAAGTCGAGCGACTTGACGACGATCCGGGGATTAAGAAACGGGTGTACCGGGTGAAGAATACAAAATATTTCGGACCGTGGTCGAAAAGGGGCTAAGCATGTTTACCTTTCTTTTTGGTTTAGCAGTTGGAATCTTGTTAGCGGCTCTCTACCCCGTGGCGGCTTCTGTTGCCCTTAAGCTTTGGGCGAGGTTCATGTTGTGGGTAGGGTAATCCTTCTTTACGGGATTGAAACCGTACCGGGCGGCTCCGAGGAACGAAATTGGCCGTCGCGTCTCGAAGCGATTTGGGACGAACAGAAGCAACCCTTTGCAGCGTATAGCTGGCAATGGTCCGGTCTGTTCTGGAAGTATGCCGTTGGCGTGTTCACTTGGATTCCTTGGTATCGCCGGAAAATCAATCAGAGCGTTATCGATAACCTCAATGCCTTCGATTCGTTTCTGGAAGGTGTCACCGGCAAACAAGAAGTTTTTTCCATTGTGGCTCATTCGTATGCCGGCACTTTGGTGCAGGCGGCACTTGAGCAGGGGATGCACTTCTACAGAATCATTTTAATTGCGACCACGATGGATGAAAAGTTTGATTGGTCAAAATACTCGGGCCAGTTTGATAGCGTGTTGGTTTATTGGTCGGACGCGGACAAGGTTGTTAGTCAGTCCACCTATGGTCAGCAGGGGCTTGTTGGTCCGACGAAACTCCACTCTCGGGTTGTTGGGCGCTATTTTCCAAATATGGGTCATTTCGATTGGATTAAGCCGGTTTCACTAAAACTCTTTTCAAAAGAGTGGGCAGACTTTTTAAAATAGCTCGGAGGCACCGTGCGGAGAGCGTTCTAGGCCGCAATGACCCGCATTACCTCCGAGAGAATGACACAGAGCAGAACCCTTGCAGCTTATGCGGGGGTTGTGTCCTGCGCCATGCAGGTGTGAGGCGAACAATTATTGCGTCATAGCTAAGGCTATGCCGGCGCTTCACAGTTCCCGTCCTCAGTTTAACGTGATGGCTGATTAACAAGATACGCTTGTTACTTTGGCCTTCCCACAAACCACACTGAAAGGGATTTATGGCTGGTGAAGATAAAAAGGGTGAAGCTCAACAAAAAGTTGACCGCCCTTCATTAGATTCTATATTTTCGGGAGGGTCAAAACCCGTCCCCGAGGAGAAGGATAAGAAGGAAGAAAAGAAGCCTCCGAAGAAGGATGACAAAAAGTCCGATAAGCCGTCCCCCGATGATAAATCGGAAAAGGCTAAAAAGGACAAAGAGGACAAACCTGAAAAGGACGATAAAAAGTCCGATAAGGAAGAGCCTAAAAAGAAGTCCGACAAAGAGGAAGGCGACGATTCGACCGACGACTCGTCTGACGATTCGAAAGAATCGACTGACAAAAAAGAAGACAAAGCCAAGGATGATCCTTGGGAGTCTGACGATAATCCGTACAAGAAACGTTACAAGGATACTGCAAACTATGCGACGCAGCGGCAGCAAGAGCTGGCCGACCAGCGCCGTGAATTCGACGGGCTGAAACATCAGCTCGAAGTGATGCAGAAGAAGCAGGATGGAACGTGGACGGAAGAAGATGAACGGCGCGAAACAGTTCAACCGGAAGACGTAGCGCGAACAGCGCTTCGGGCCGGAAAAGCAGTCGCTTCCCGTGAGTCCGCTTACGAAACCTACGGCAAAGAACAGGTTGATGCTGTCCTCGGGGAGTTTCATAAACTGTTTGGCGAGAATTCCATGATTCAAGATTCAGTGATGAATTCTGCTAACCCCGTCATGTCCGCGTTTCGTATTCTTAACCGCCATAACTTTGAAAAGAGGTATGGCGACACCCCTGAAAAGCAACACGCGGCTATCACCAAAGAAGTCACGGACGAGCTTCAGAAAAAGATACGGAAAGAGATTCTCGATGAGATCCGAGAAGGCAAGAAGTTAAAAGATGAGAATGTCGAGGGAATGTCTTCGTCCCGAGGCAGCAGCGAGAGTAGCGGACCTAAAGTCGAACCGAAGGCTACTTCGCTTAAAAAGCTTTTCGGTTAATCTAAAAAAACCAGGAGACCAAACGTGAGTTACATTGAAATACTAACCTCCCACGGGCTGACCGTTGAACAATGGGAAGATAAAATCTTCTCTGAGTACATCGGTGAGCTTGCTTGGAAGCACTTCATGGGCACCTCGGCCGATATGCCCATCCAGGTCAAAGAAGACCTGACCAAATCGGATGGCGACGCTATTACAGTCGGCATTCGTGGCCGGCTTGTCGGCGGACGCGTTGATGGCAATGCTAAAGGCATTGGCAACGAAGGTACTGTCGCGTTTTTCAGTCAGAGAATCACTATCGATAACTACCGTCGATTGGTGAAGATCGAAAACATCCCCATGTCCCAAAAGCGCGTGAAGTTCGACGTGCTTGAGGAAGCGCGGGGAGCGTTGCAGGATGAGGCCCGAGTGGATTTGGACGACGATATCACTATCGCTGTTTCTGACACTGCTACCGGTCGAGTTCGTGGTCGATACCTCTATGGCTCCGTTGACAGCAACTGGAATGCCACCCACGCTACCGCTTTGGCGAACGTGGATAGCTCCAGCGATCTGTTGGCTACCAACATGATCGAGGTTGCGAAGCGCAAGGCAATCATCCCTGTCAATGCGTTGGCTAAGATT